GCACCCGCCTGCACGTTTTGGATCAAAAAATTATTTCAGTTTTAAAATCCGACAAAGGGAACCGCCAGAGTGCGCCAGCACAGGCGGCGTGAGAGAAACCGCAAACTGAAAAGTGTGAAAAGATTTTCAGGGAATTACAGTTTTTGGATCAAAAGAGGATCACGGAGAAAATCATAATGCAATGATAATAAAAGGAAAATTATATTTTACGTAAGAAATAAGATCACGAAGACAGGCTAAGGAAAATTTCAGAACATAGTAACAGCACGGTCTTGCGGCCATTGGAAAACTGAAATCAATTGAATCAGTAAATATATTCTTACTAGCCGAAAAGATTTTTCCGTTTGGTTCAGTTGGGCTAAAAATAATCAATAAAAGAATTGAGATGGAAGATGCTAGAAAAACCTGTCGCCATTTTATCGCCACTGATCTATAAAAATAAAAAAGCCACTTGTTAAAAAGTGGCTTAATGTACTGATTTAACAGCTAAAATTTGGTGGCCCCTGCTGGACTTGAACCAGCGACCAAGCGATTATGAGCGCCCTGAGAGAGCTTTATAAATCAATAATTTACAATTAAATCAAAATGTTAAATTGTGATAGTTACCTTATGTTATTGATTATTTGAGTTCTCAGGGGACATTTTGGGGGCGGTTTCTTTAAAAAGGGCATCTAACTTTTTTGCAAAAGCGGAGGGAACAGGGGCAAATATTGAGTACCCTTTTAAATAAAAACTTTCATTTTTTGAGTTTCTATGCCAGAGTAAGCTAGTTAGAATGATTCTATCAAGCTGCCTTAATTCAATTTTCATTACTTCTAGTATTGTATTCTGTAAATCTTTAGGGGAAACTTTAACCTCTTTAAATACTTCTTCCATCAAGCGTATTGGTATGATATATGATTTTTTATAGTTTTTTTGAATATAGTCACCTATTTCTATAAATATTAATTCTTTTATTTTATTTATTTTTTTTCCTTCCGAGAACCAGATGTCAATTTTATCTAATATGGTTGTTTTTGTTTCTTTAATAATATCTTTGTATGCGAAATTTATTGATAATTTGTCTGTGCTTTCTTTCTTTGAAAATTTAATTTCTTCTATGCTTTTATTTAATCTTATTAATGCAAATTCAATTTTTGATATGGATTGTTCTTGCTTTATATTCTTAAGCTCAATTTTTTTGTGTTTTTTTTCTAGCTCCATGAGTGAGATGTTCTTGTTCATCATATCTAACGTTTCTTTATTGTGCTTTTGTGTTATAAGTAATGTGTAAGATAATATAGCTATACTAAACAAGCTAAAAACCCCAGAAATAAAAGAACCAAAATAACCCCATTTTTCTATTGCTATTGGTATGTCTCTTTTGCCAAATACTATAATAAATTCAAAAAGCAAATACAAAGCGAATAAGCCAATTGCAATTATCACAATTGTTGAAAGTATAATATTTTTTCTATTTTTCATATCCATATTCCAAAGGATTCAACCTAACCGCATCATCAAGATGGTCAGGGGCAAAGTGGGAATAACGCATAGTCATTTTAATATCTGTGTGACCAAGTATTCTTTGTAGTACCAAAATGTTGCCGCCGTTCATCATAAAATGACTTGCAAATGTATGTCTTAATACATGAGATAACTGGCCGTCAGGCAGTTCTATATCTGTTCTTTTCATTGCTGTTCTAAACGCTGAATAGCATGATAAAAATAAATCACCCCGTTTTTTTGGCAGTTCATTATAAAGTTCTTCACTGATTGGAACGGTTCTGTTTTTATTACCTTTGGTTTTGGTAAAGGTAATACGGAATTGACTTACCTGTGCAGCTCTTAATTTTTCCGCCTCCGACCAGCGCGCTCCTGTAGAAAGACAAATTTTAACTACAGTTAATAAATGCTTAGATGTGCTTTTCTCACATTCTCTTAATAGTGTGTTAATTTCCTCTTTAATCAGAAATGCCATCTCGCTTTCTTCGATTTTAAACGGACGAATATTTTTTAAGGGATTATCATATGTCCAGATACCAAGCCTATTCAGTTCATTGAACATGGCATTGAAGTAAGAAAGTTCAAGGTTCACTGTTCTTGGGGCAACAGTAGGAACGCGATTTGTTCTGACTAATTTACCTGATAGGCGCTTTTCACGGTAGGACGAAAATAATTGAGCAGTGAATTCAGTCGCTCTGGGGTCACTCATGCACTCGCAAGCGTATAACATGGTTTTCTGGCGCTTGGCTCCATCATCCAAAGTAATACCGTGTGACTCGTACCAAGTGACAACCAGTTCGGAAACTTTGCGGCGATCTTCTTTACCATTTATCCAGGGCTGGTTATCAACTGACTCCAAAATATAGCGTTCATAGGCTAGGGCTTCACCTTTGGTGGTAAAGCTTTTTCTTATTCGTTTCCCGACGCCATTTTTCTTACCCTCTGGATAAAAATCTAAGCGCCATTTCCCGTCTGATTGTTTAGTTAGTGCCATAATTAATTATCAGTAATATCGCCTGTCTCAAGAAAGTCTCTGAATTTTTCTTCGTTTAAAATAATAACGCCCATACTTCTGGCTTTATCCATTTTTAGTTGGCTAGCGTTATACCCATAACATAGTAGCTTAAGATTTTTGGTGACAGATTTTTTTACTTCCATCCTTGCATTATTAGCAAGTGTTTCAAGTTCGGATTTAACATCTTTTTTGAAGCCAGTGAAATGGATATCAAAGGTTTCTGGTCTAGGTTTGTTAACTGCGAATTCGCCGACTTCTATGATGTCATTGGTGAATTGCATGGCTTCATTTAAGTCTTCAAAATATTCAATAACTCTATCTTTCCGAAATGTTTTTAGCCTGCCCTCATCGTGGGAAAGCAAACTAATTCCCTGTAGGTACTCATCATTTTCTGAAATATTTGCAATAAATTGAACGCTTACTACATCTCTAGAATTGATATAAACAAAGCACAAATGTCTATCCATGATTCACCTATCGGATTAGTTTTCTAAGGTTCCCTTAGATATGATTTTTTATTGTTGTAACGGCACGGCCAATAACGGTTATGTCACTTAGGTCGCAGTCAAACGCCATGCCTACACCAGAAACACGGACGCGCTTAACTGGAATTCGAGTTAATTCGCGGATACTGACTTTTCCTTCGATATCAACCAGCCATTCACCGTCATAAATATCGGCAAATTTGCGATCAATGATATGATGAATTTTATTATCTAAAACGCAAAGAGGGTCAGTAGGGAGAGGAACGCCCGTAGTGAACATCACTTTATCAAACATAATATAACCAGACTGATATAGTTTCCCATCTATCAGTTTATGGTTCTGTAATTTCATGATGTCCAATTCATCATCATCGTACTTTTTGCCTTGGCCAGTTGCTAACCATTCTAGCCGTACTCCGGTTTCAGCCATGCACTGGACTGCTAGGTCAGCCGGAAAACCTCCACGCCTATATCTCGAAGACAAAGAACTTGCTGCCATATTGAAGTGATTGGCAAGCATGAGTTTAGAACCGAATCCATAAGCCTCAATGATGCGATCCAATACTGGGGCGCTTTCATCGTTCATCTGTAGTTCAAAAAGTGGCATCTCAATAAAACCCTTAATGTGCAAAATGCACATATTTGTTGACAATGTGCATTTTGCACATTAATCTTTACCGCAATGTGAGAATGTTACGAATTCTCATGAGGGTTTGCGAATAATAACGAATACATGTAAACGAGGATTTTGCCTTATGCGCCCTGTTATTTCAATTACCATCCCTTTCCCATACCTCTCAATCAAGGAATATTGTGAGAAGACACAAACCTCAATGAGCACAGCGCGTGACATGATTCGCGATGGCCGTTTACCTATCCGTAAGAAAACCCGTGCTAAGGAAAAAGTGGAAATTAATATGGTTGCATTGACGATTGAAGCAATAACAGCCTGTGATATTCCTATTTCATTTAACGCGTAATACGAGTAAAGCATTTCGCTTTTGGAGAAAAAAAACAATGTTTGATTATCGCGTTTCCAAACAATCGCACTTTGATAATGCGTGTCGTGCGTTCTCCAATACGCATAAAGGTAGCTTAGTACAAATCGCGGAATCCATCGGATTAACTCCACAAATTCTGCGAAATAAATTGAACCCTGAGCAGCCTCACATGCTGACTTGTATTGACTTGATGAAGTTAACGGATGTGACAGAAGACGCTTCCATTTTGGATGGTCTGCTGGAGCAATTGCAGTGTCAGCCATCAGTGCCGATGAATGAAGCTTGTGATGCTAACATGCCAAGTTACCTGTTAGGAGCTACGGCAGAAGTGGGCAAGCTGGCAAGTGAGGCTGTTTCGGGTGGACATCTAAACCAGACTCGTGTCGCGGAGTTTAAGAAGACGGTTAATAACGCAGTTAGGTTATTGACGTTGGCGGGTGTCACTATGTCATCAAGATTATATTCTAACCCTGCGTTTAATACGACGGTTGATGTTGTGACAGGGATGGGAGCAACGTTAGTCTGAGGTCAGTATGAACGCATTAAAGCAACAGCAATACCAATATAAATTGACTGGTGATTCATTCAAAGCCAATAAAGGAGATGGATTTATCTTCCCAATCGTTTTGTGTGCTTTCGCTTATTTTATTTTGTTTCTTATTCGGTGAGGTTGAAATGAACACGGAATACCAATTTGAATCAACTGAACAGCGAGCTTTCCCAATGTCCTTTGAAATGCGCGCTAATGGTTTAAATCAACTCGCTCAAATCAGAGCGCAGCATTTAAAATCTGGTAATGAGCAGTTGGCTACCTTTATTGATGAAATGCGTGATAAACGCAATGAACACTATGCTGATAACATCCGAATGTTAGGCGCTATGTTTTATCTTGCCCATATACCTAAAGAGCGGCATAAATTGGAATTAAATCAATTTACCAGTGAAGAAAGAATTAATTTAATTAAGGCAGTGAATTTAATTAAGGCAGCGAGTGCAGTATTGCCAGAAGGTTTATCACTACCCAACTAAATAATAATAAATACCGATTTAATTTTAATGGCGTCAACACGTCAGGGATTCTTTTTATCTAAAAATAGGAAATTAACAAATGGAAAATAAAAATTTAATAATTGGCTATGACCCTGCTCAAGGGCGCGATGTTTCTGTCTGTGTAAGCATTGAACAATTAATTAAAGATGTGCGTATGGAAGAGCGCAAACATTGTGCTGATTTATATTCGGCTCGTTTAGTTAAATTGTCTGCCCGCGTTTTGAAAAACAAGATGGTTCATTCTGACAGTGCCGCACTTCTGCAAAGTGAATCAGAGAACATCGACCGCCAAGCTCAAGAGTGGAACTATGTTTGATGTTATCGGATGTACTTATTAGTAATTTTTGAACTTAAAAATAAACATTATCGGAGTGTATAGAATGGATCTATTTGAAATTTCTACTGATGAACGTTCGTTTACTCGGCTTTTAAATCATGGCAATGAATATATTTCAGTGCTTGATGATACCCTTAATTTTACTGTTGGTACTGTGTTAATTATAAGAGAAGAAATTTTGAAAGGTTATGAGCCTCCTAAATTCACGGGAAGAAAACTAACAGCCAAAATTGTTAGTGTTATTCGTTCGTTTGGATGTGAACAAAATATGTATCCATCACCTCCTTTTGTCTATGTCTACGAATTAAATGTTTTGCCAATGTCATTTTTCTACCAAACGGAGTATAGCGATGACAAATAAATCTATCTCTGAGTTGGAAAAGAAAAGAACGCATAGCTTAATCATCAGTGGAGTTCATTTTAATTTCATGGCTGTAGTTGACGGCGATAAAAAAACAGCGTTTGTCAAAGACGATAGAGATTATAAAAGCGGTGATTTTCTGGCATTGAATGAAATTGATAATGACGGGAATTTCACGGGCAGTTTAATGGCAGCAAGAATAACAGATGTGGCGGCAATTGATAAAAACCTGTATCCGCAGATAGCGGGGGAATTTGTTTTGCTTTCGTTTGAATTGGTTTCCGTTAATTGCCTATAGCATGAATATTGCAGTCAAGGAAGAACACAACAGCGACGCATTACTTTCAATGTGTCGCCAACAGTTTCAGCCAGAGATGCCACAGATAGCAACTCTGGCTGAACGCGTTATGTGGGAAGTGAACCCCGCCGATTACACATGGTGTCACCAATACTTTGGACACCTGCCGGATTCGTTGGCGGTCTACTTCGCCAATCGTTATGCCAATATCTTCAAACAGTCAGGCCGCGAAGGTCGTTGCCGTGCTAATAAGTTTTTGCGCCAGTTCAGCAAGAATGTATTACCACGGTTCAATCTGGTCAGTGAACAATACCAGTTTCAAAGTTCTATCGTGGGTGCAGAACCTTTCCCTTTCATCGAACAGCTAGACCGCCTTTCAACATTAGGGCGTAAAGAAATTCGAATACTGGCGCACGGTGTCGCGCGGTATATGACCGACAGTTATGAATATTTCGTTAATCATTCAGCGACCCCAGACAATGAGCAGGAAGCGCGCAAAAGGTTAATTCATATCTATACCCGGTTGGCAAAATTGACTCAGCAGATTGGGACAGCCGCACCCTATTCGCAACAGTTTACAAAAGGCCGGGTTTCACCCACCGAAGACCAGCTATGCGCCAGTTTGCTGCGCATGATGTCGGATCAATGGTGGTATGCCCGCTTAAAGCGTCTGCGTGATATTCGCGCTGAACATATGGCAATGGCAGTCGGTCAGGTACAAAAGGCCGCTTCATCCTATGTTTCACGCCAGACCTTACACGAATGGACAGAGCAGAAGCGCCGGAACTGGGAATACCTGCAAGAGTTTGAATTAGAAAATGAAGAAGGTGAGCGGGTTTCATTAAGCGATAAGGTCTTGGGCAGCATTGCAAATCCGGCCGTCCGTCGTTGTGAATTGATGATCCGTATGCGTGGATTTGAGGACTTAGCCAATGAAATGGGCTGTGTCGGTGATTTCTATACCATCACTGCACCTTCTAAATATCATTCTGCACACAGTGGCGGCGGTTTTGTTAAGAACTGGAACGGGGCAAGCCCACGGGATACACAAAAGTATTTGTGTGGTGTCTGGGCAAAAATCCGGGCGGCGTATTCCCGTGCGGGGATCAGCGTCTTCGGTTTCCGTGTTGTTGAGCCACATCATGACGGCACACCGCACTGGCATATGTTGTTATTTATGCAGCCTGAGCATGTCGAAGATATGCGGGAAATTGTGCGGCAATATGCGACTCAGGAAGATGCCCACGAGTTAAACAGTGAAGCCGCCCGCAATGCCCGCTTTTTGGTGAAGCCGATAGATCCAGAAAAGGGTAGCGCAACAGGTTACATTGCCAAATACATATCAAAGAACATCGACGGATACGCGCTGGACGGTGAAATTGATGGTGAGACAGGGCAGAACCTTAAGGATATGTCGAAATCGGTTTCTGCCTGGGCGAGCCGTTGGCGCATTCGTCAGTTCCAGCAGATTGGCGGTGCTCCGGTTTCTGTCTGGCGCGAACTACGCCGCCTGCGCGGTGATAAGCAAATTATACCTGATGAGGATATGGATAACGTCCGCTTTGCCGCAGATATTGGCAACTGGTCAGCGTATACCGAATTTCAGGGTGGGGCATTAGTTTCACGTAAAGATCTTACTGTGCGCCTTGCTTATGAAGTTACCGAACAGGGCAGCATCTACGGTGAGGACGTTCAACGTATTTCAGGTATTTACTCGCCCCGTTTGGGCGAGGCCTCTTCTTTTATTACCCGTACTGTTAAATGGAAAATTGTTCCTAAATCCAGCTCTGCACCTGTGGGCGAGGGTTTGGCTTTTTCTGGCGGCTCTGCCGCCTCTTGGAGTTCTGTCAATAACTGTACGGAGGCACGAAGTACGGTCAGCAACGGTAGTGATCTTTGTTTAGATGAGTTTCATCAGAATTGGCCTCAGATGAGCGAGAAAGAAAAGATCCAGAGGGTTTATGAATCAGCTAAATTGCATGATGTTGAGATGAGTGATGGTCTGGCGCGGGGATTACTGAGGGGCAATAGCATGACGGTAGAGGGTCAATATTATCGGTTATCGATGTTTGGCCATCTATGCCCCGCCAAACCGCCGCATACTGAAAGGGTAAAAATAATACTGAAAAGGTTAAATGAAACGGGGCGTGTCAAGATTAATATTAATGCAATTATCCGTGATCCTAAAGGGTATTATCATAATGCTTTGGAATAAAAGTCTTAAAATATTGATTAAGTCACATAATTAACCATTTCTAAACTAAATTACTTTCTTTGTTAATTATATTATTTTATGCTGTTTATGCATACAGTGTAATGAATAGTAGGAATATGATGTCTGATTCTTTGAATAAATTTGTTCTTTTAGAACGTATTGAACTAATTTCTAAAATTGGTGGTGGGGATAACTTTAACGATAAAGATAGGCAAGTGGCGTTATATTGGGTTGGGGAACTGGCGGAGCAAGTCAAACAAATGATAATAGAAAAGCCACTAAAGAGTGGCTCAACGGAATTATGCGGCGCTAGTCTGCAATAAATCTAACGCCATTTGGCGCTGTTGCGGATTGAGGTTATTAATCACAGTCTGCAACAGAATATCGCCCGTTTTGGCACTGGGGCTTATGGTGTGGGAAAACGTCAGATTCATGACGAAAGTATGGCCGCATTCCACATCAAAACACGAACAGTACACATCGGCAATTTCACGATGCATCCGGTTGGTTTTGCGAATGATAGCTTTAGCGCCACACTCAGGACAGATTATTTTTAATACGCGCATGTTCCTCATTCCCAATGTATCGATTTTCCTCGATTTTACCATTTTTTTGCTCATTCTGCACCCGAACTTGCGTTATCTTGTTGAAAACGGAGGTGTAATATTTCGGGGAGTTCACGGCTGTTGATGGCACTCATGAACATATTTTGAACGGGGATCACTTCATCCTTGCGGTAGGCATCACGGGCTTTTTCCGGATCACCCAGACCGCCGACATTGGTCGGGATAATACCCGCCAGTCCTGCCGGGAATCGGTGCGCGGTCAGCACGTCTTGCGAACTGATACTTTTTACATTGGCAAATTCATCATTGGCAGAGATATCCCCGACCGGAATAAATTTAATGCCGTCAGGGTCGCCATTGGGAATGCTCACAAACAGGGTTTCAAAGTTGCCAATCCCCTTACTTTGTGCCAGCTTGCGTTCTATCTCTTCTTCGGCTTCATCTGAGATATTCGGGTCATTAATGTAAATCATGCCGCCCGTATGCCCGCCATTGTGATAATAGCGGCGGCGGAAGATAGTGGCTTCCGTGTTGAGCAAGGCGGCATGAATACCGCCGATATAATCCGGCAGGCCGTAAACCTGCTGCTGGGGATCATACTGCTTGATAAAAATGACCTCTTCCGGTGAATAGACCAACGGCTCACCCTCCTGCAATACCACAAAATCCCCGTCTTTGCGGCGGCGCAGGTAGAGCGAGGGTAACACGTCCAGTCTGACCAGATCGCCCCAGAAATTACGGACTTTCAGGATGGCCACATCACCGAAAATCAGGAAATTGATCATGGCTGCCTTAAATTGCTCATGCGTCAGCCCGCCGCCGAGGTAATCCGAGGAAATCATATTGTGGCGGGAATAGATAATGCCGCCGTGCGTTCCGTTCATGTTGGTCAGTTGTGCCAGTGCTAAACGGTCAATCGGCAGGGTGTAATGATCATAGTCGTTGTCATACCAGATTTTTTGGTAATCCGTCATGGTCGTGAGTATCGGCTCCGGTTTACCCAGCGTGATAAGGCTCATTTTCCGTTGACGGTGATTTGTCTGTGGGGCTTTGGCGGTCTTCCTTAACGTTTTCTTACTCATCATGCTGCCTTTGCAAATTTATATTTAGAGGTGCGTTTCTTCTCGTAATTTAACGGCTCATTCATCAGGGCATGGGAGACTGCCCAGAACACGTCGGCGTGTCCGGTTTCCTGCGAACGGTCAGCGACAAAGGTCATTGCGCCGCCTTTGGCCGTGGTGGTGTGCCGGATAGACAGAAACGAGGCCAGAATTTCTTTTTGTTCTTGATCCCATTCCAGCCGTTCTTCACTGACCACATCGATCATCTTCATGACCAACTGGTTTTTGCTCTGCTGGCTGTAGTGAATGGCCTGCGTTTGCCGTGGGGCTAAATCCTGAACCATCTCATAGACCCCGTGACCAATCCCCGTGGTATCAATGCCGATATGGGTAAAGCGATAACGCTTGAACAGTTCTTCAATCAGCTTTGCCTGATGCTTCCAGTTCATGCCCTGCCAGTAGAACGTCGCCAGTACCCGAAAGGCTTCGTTTGCCATCATCGGTGGGGCGACAATCACAAAAGTGGACGTATCACCGGAGCGGGCAGGGTCGAAGCCGCCCCAGACTTCACGTTCACCAAACGGGCGTGAAACGTTGGGGTTGTGATCTTCCCACAGGTTGATATCGACACCGCATTTATCAACTTGACTGTAGGTAAAGACAGAGGCGCCGCTGTCAACAAACACGCACATAAACAGCATGTTAAATGAGTCCGGGTTATACTTGTTGCGCAGTCGGTCGATGCTGGCGAGGTTAAAGCCGCCCTTAATAGCATCTTCCAAGGTAATGACATAGCGCCACTGACCATCGGGACAATCGCGCCCGCCGTCCCGCAGTTCATCAAAGGCAGGGAAAGCCACGTTCTTACGCTTGGGATCATTGCCGCGCCATTCGTCACCTGTCCAAAGAGAGTAGGCGGGATGGGTTTTCGCGCTGGGCGTTGAAAAATAAGTCGTGCGCCAATGATCATGGGTGGCCATTGCCGAAGCCACTTCGTTGAACCGCTTAAAATCCGGTATCCAGAAGTATTCATCGCAATATAAGTGCCCGCTGTAAGATTGGGCGGTGTTCTTGTTGGTCGAAAGAAAGCGTAGTTCTGCGCCATTGCTCAGGCGAATGTGTTCACCGGATAAGGTGATCCCGAAAAGTTGTTCAGCAAAGTTAACGATATAGGAGCGGAAAACTTGCGCCTGTGGTTTGGAAGCCGACAAGAACACTTGGGGCTTCCCTGTTAAGACTGCATCTTCAAAGGCTTCAAACGCAAAGTACCAAGTTGCCCCGATTTGGCGCGATTTTAAGATATTGCGTACTTGCTTGTGCTTGTTGTCACGCAAATGTTTCTGATATCCAAACAAATTACTATCAATAAAGGTCTGGAAATCTTCCGCCGTCAGTGCCGAAATATCATTTTTGCGATAGCGTTTCTTTTTCTTCGGCTCACCGTCACCCGATGGCGCATAATCACTATCGTTACTTGCTTGCGCCCTCACTTTAATTTCGGTCAGTTTTTCTGTGTGCTTATTTTCCTGAATGGTCAGTTTCACATGATGGGCAATCAGGCGGTCGAGTTCGTCTAGTTCCAGCGCAGTTTTATTATTGCGTTCACTGAGCAGAGCCGCACGGCGATTAATCGCTTCATGCACACTTTCATGACTGAGCATATCCGCCCAATTCCATTTTTCTGCCCAGTAGTAAACGATCCGCCGATTGGGCAGATTTAACTCTTCGGCAATTTCAGCCGGAGTCGAGCGGCGCAGGTAAAGCGACTTTGCCACTTTGATTAATTCATCCGAGTATTTAGCCATATCCTTAAGCATCCTTGTCCTTTCATGCCCTCATTATGCAGGGCTAATTTTCTCCTTACGTCCGGCCAACTGCGGTTGAATTCGGTTATGTGTCATATCCGAATTCAACCGCATTGAACCCCTCGCCGCCGCCGATTGAATCCGCAATACTGTATTGGAAGCAAACGAAAGGAATGCGATATGTCTCAGTTAATGACTAACTGGATATGTATTGCCATGGAAGGCGACACGGTTGATGGCCGGGCAATAGAACCACAATGGATCTTGGAGGCCGCAGAACTTTATGACCCTCAACTGTATACCGCCCGAATCTGGCCGGAACATGAACGCTGGTTCGGGGCGATGGGGGAAGTGCTTGCGGTTAAAGCCGAACGCGGGGAGGACGGGGCTTTGCGTCTCTATGCGCAACTGCGACCCAATCACCGTTTATTAGAGGCCAACCGGGACGGCCAACTGTTGTTTACCTCCGTGGAATTTACCCTTAACGGTAATTTTCGCGGTACAGGTAAAACATATCTGGAAGGGCTGGCAGTCACTGATTCGCCAGCGAGTGTGGGCACAACACGCCTACAGTTTAGTAAAAACAAAAAACCTCATCGATCCGGAGCCTATAAGCCACTGGTGATTGATGAAGTCAGGGAATTTAAACAAAAGGGAACAAAGATGGCTAAGGGTACTAAAGGTACTAAAAAAACATGGCGCAGCATATTCAATATTGAAGAACAGGAAGACACTTCAACCGAGCAACCCACAGGTGACGATCCGTTGCAGGCAATAGCGGAAGCGTTAGCCAAGATGGAAGACCGACTGGCAGCAGTGGAAGCGGCACAGGCATCCACTGAGCAGGAAGTGGAAGAAGTACAGGGCGATATCGAAACCGTCAAAGAGGTGGTTGATACCGAAGAGTTTGCCCGATTGCGTGACAGTCTGCCGGATATTCTGAAAAAGTTTGGCAAACTGGATGGGATTGCGACCCACTTGCCGTCTAAAAATCCAAAAGGCAACAAGAACAAGAGTTTTAATTATCTGTGATCCCCTAATGGGAAAAGGCAAAGGGAAGAGCTATGCAATTAAATCAACGGGCACACGCATTTTTGCAGAATTACTCTGTGGGATTGGCAAAAGCCTATGGGGTTACGGATACCTCACGTTACTTCGCGCTGAGTGACCCGAAAGAAACCGCCTTGCGCGCCGCCCTGCTGGAATCCGTCGAATTCCTCAACATGATCACTTGTGCGGATGTGGATCATCTGTCCGGTCAGGTGGTGTCTGTGGGCAATCCGGGACTCTTTACGGGACGCAAGAAAGATGGCCGCTTTATGCGTACGACGGGCATTGATGGCAATGAATATAAATTGGTGGAAACCGATTCCGGCGCAGCGCTGAAATGGGACTTGCTGTCCATCTGGGCGAACTCCGGCAGTGAAGAAGAATTCTTCCTGCGTATGCAGGCCTTTACCAATGAGTCATTTGCACTGGATATGCTGCGCGTGGGCTTTAACGGCCAGCGTATCGCCGAGACAACCAACCCGGACGAGAACCCGAATGGGGAAGATGTCAACAAAGGCTGGCATCAGATTGCCAAGGAATGGAACGGCGGCAAACAGGTGATTACCACGCCTGTCACACTGGATCAACATGGTGACCATAAGTCATTGGATTCGATGGCCTCCGACCTGATTAACACCTGTATTCCGCAGCAATTTATTCATGATCCGCGTTTGGTGGTGCTGGTCGGGGCGGATTTGGTGGCAGCGGAGCAGTACCGGCTTTACCAGTCAGCCGACAGGCCAACGGAAAAAATTGCCGCGCAGATGTTGGGCAGCTCTATTGCTGGCCGTCCGGCGATGGTGCCGCCGTTTATGCCGGGCAAACGTATGGTCGTTACCATGTTGCCTAACCTGCAAATTCTGACGCAGCGCAATACCCGTCAGCGCAAGGCGGAATTTGTGGACGACCGCAAGCAGTTCGAAAACAAGTACCTGCGTAATGAGGGCTATGCGCTGGAAACGCCGGAGTTGTACGCGGCCTATGATGAGAGCGCCGTGACGATTGGCAAAGTGGCCGAACCTGCTGAAAAAACGGGTACAGACTAATGCTGTCACCTGCTCAACGACACCGGGCAGCGGTTGAACTTCGCCAGAAACTGGCACGGCAACAAGCCGTCGCCATTGCCGATGGCGCGAGTATGCACCTGCAAGCCCGTGCCCTTGAGCAGGACGTGAAGCGGTTGCGTCAGTTGGCGTTGACCGCAGAACGGGTCGAGATGAAAAAGCGGGAATTGCTGCCCAATTATCAGCCTACAGCAGAGCGCTATTTAGCTGAGGGCGAGGTGTACCGCAACCCGATTTTTGCCCATTGCATCATCTGGTTATTTGATATCGGGGATTTTGATAAGGGACTGGACTGGGCGGATATCGCCATTGAGCAAGGACAGCTCACCCCGGACTATTTTAAAAGTGGCTTTCCGGCGTTTGTGGCCGATACAGTTTTACTCTGGTCACAGGCGGAAGCCGAAGCGGGAAACCCCGTGGAACCCTATTTTTCAAGGACATTTCAGAATGTCACTGAAAAATGGAAGGTACACGAGAAAATCAAGGCCAAGTACTACAAATTTGCCGCCCTGAACCTGCTGAAAGGGGATAACCCCGACATTAAGGCCAGTTCGGTGGATAGGCTGGATGTGCTGGAGCAGGCCGATAGTTGGCTGGCGAAAGCTCACAAGTGTAACCCGAAATCCGGGGTGAAAACTTATCGGCAACGGATTGCCGCCCGCCTGCGGGCACTGACAACCGAACCATAACGACTACCGCAAGCCGGAGCGGGCGCGGTGGAGGCATAACAGCAATGTTAATGGCCGTGGAAACCGGACAGCCCGTTTTTTATTCAGGGAGAGAGGCACGATGTTTAATGGCAACACCGTCGATTATCGGGATGCACCGCTGACCAATGACGGCTTTTGGCCGGACTTGAACCTGAAAGAGTTTCAGGTCAATCGCAAGCTGCCCGCCGATTTGGACAATGACATGCTCGCCAATGCGTTGCTGGCAACGGTGGCTGAGATCAATCTGGACTTGCAGCGCCTGAAATCGCGCTTGCAGGCCAAAGGCTACCCATGTGCGGCTGATGTGCAGGGCATTTCCATCAATGGCAATAACGCACTGGTCAGCCAGTATAAAAAAGCGGTCTATGCGCGGGCAAAGGCCGATTTACTGGGGGAATATACTTCACTGGTTAGTCGTGCCCCCAATCCGGGACAGGAAAGTCCGGAAGTGCGCAACCGACTGCTGGCCGAAGCTGCCTTCGTGTTGCGCAACATGAAAGGGCACGGACGCACAACGGTACGCCTGATATGAGCAAGTTACAGCAGTTAACCGCCTTTCTGCGGGAAAATCTGCCGGAACGCCTTTGCGAGACGGAATTTACCAGTGAAATGGATGAAATTCGCTTTATTCCGGCACAACGGGATTTAGGTCTGGGGCAATACCAGATGTTTGTCCAGCAATATGAGGTGGTGATTGCGTGGGGGCGTTTTCCTTATCGGGAGTGTGATCCGCGAAATATCCCCCTGCTGATAGATATCTGGCTGACTGAGCAAGGTGAAAGTTTGGGTGATGCCAATGTCGAGCAGGAACGACCATCATTAACGGTTGAAGTGGATGGCGACACGGCGGTTGTGGTGGTGTCGCTGTCACTGGCCGAGCCAGTGGTGATACGGGAAGACCTGAAAGGCATGATCCCGTTTGATGGCAAGCGCTGGTCACTGGCCGAACCCGAAGTGTGGTTCGCTGAACAAGGCGCGGTGCACAGTGTTGACGAGACAGGCGCCCAGATTGGGCAAATCCGGTCATGATCAACGGTCAGTTGAACCGCAACCAGCTTAAGGTACTGCAAGATGAGTTGAGTCGCCTTGAGTTACCACCGAAAAAGCGGCAGCGTCTGTTATGGCGCATTGCAAAATATGGGGTGATTCAGGCGGCAAAACGTAATGTACGTAATCAGCAATCGCCCGATGGCAGTAGCTGGCCTGTCCGAAAAAGCCCGTGGCGTAAGAAAATGCTCAGGAACATGCCGAAGCTCTTGCATATTCGGGAAATGCCGGAAAATAACGCCGTGCGCATTTACCTGCAAGGCGGGCATTACCGGAATGGGAGTCAGCCAGTGCCAGCGGGTGTCGTCGGGTATGCACAGCAGCACGGGATGCGTTTTCAGGTCAGTCGGCGGCAGGTGCAAAAGAACGTTGACCGTGAACGTATGGCAACTATCAAACAGGCAAAAAAGCTGCGTGAGTTAGGCTATCAGGTCAGGAAGGGGAAGCGCTGGCGAAAGCCGCCAATAAAGGAAATCACCGCCAATATAAAGTTTATTCAGGCCGGATCATTAATCCGAGAACTGAGCGGTAAAGTGGCGAAAAGCGCATGGACGGTGGATGTTCCATCCCGTGAGTTTTTAGGCATGAATGATGAGGAATTCAGTCAGGCGTTGGCTCGCCAGTTACAAAGCATTGGATACGGCGCGCCTTAACGCATCAATAAAGGACATAAATAATGTGGCCACATGTTCAGGTTAATCAGGTTAACCAACTGCAAGGCGAAACCAAGGAGATTGAACGGGTATTGCTGTTCGTGGGGACGGGAAAAACCCACGTGGGCAAAACTCTTGCCGTGAATACCCAGACGGATTTTGATGCCGTGTTGGGAACGGCGCAAACCGCCCTCAAACGTCAGGTACTGGCGGCGATGGCCAACGCAGGCCAAAACTGGTCTGGGTATGTCCATGTGTTGCCGGAATCGGCGGATGAACTGGCGTTCGTGGAGGCCGTCATTGCGGCGCAAACTATCGCGAGCGTTGAAGGCTATGTACTGACTGTCGGTGCCACCAAAGCCATTATCAAGGCGGCGCAGACGCTGCGGGCAAACACGATTGCCCAGTTTGGCCGCTGGCAGTGGGCGATTTTGGCGGTTGATGGCACACAATCTAAGGAGCCGTGGGCGGATTACGTCACCCGTTTGGCGGAGTTACAAAAGGGCGAAGCCGTGCCTTCGGTGCAACTGGTGCCGTGTCTGTGGGGGCATGAGGCTGGCGTACTGGCCGGGCGTTTGTGCAATCGTGCCGTGACGGTGGCAGACAGCCCCGCCCGTGTCCAGACCGGGGCATTGATGGATTTGGGCGCAACGGATTTCCCGAAGGATGGTGCAGGGCAACCGCTTGATTTAGCGACCTTGCAGGCACTGGAAAAACTGCGTTTCAGTGTACCGATGTGGTATCCCGATTATGACGGCCTGTACTGGTCAGACGGTCGCACCTTGGACGTGGAAGGCGGCGACTACCAGAGCATCGAAAATTTGCGGATTGTCGATAAAGTCGCCCGGCGTGTGCGTTTGCAGGCCATTGCCAAAATTGCCGATCGCAGCCTGAACAGTACACCGGGCAGTATTGCCACGCATCAGGCGTATTTCGCCCGCACCTTGCGTGAGATGTCGCGCAGTACCGAGATTAACGGCGTGACCTTTCCGGGGGAAGTGAAATCCCCGAAAGACGGCGATGTCGCTATTACATGGCGCAATAAAAACACGGTGGAAATTTATATCACTGTCCGTACTTACGAATGTCCGAAAGGGATCTCGGTCAGTTTGTTGCTGGATAGCAGTCTGGAGAAAACGGCATGAGTAAAAGGATTTCAGGCCAGTCGGTCGATTTCAATATGGACGGGGATCTTGTCCATGCTGAAAAGGTCAATCTGTCCATTACGGATAATACCGCCGCCGCCCAGACGCAGGGCGTACCGGATGGGTATATCTCTGGTGATGTGGCGGCAGAAGGGGAGATTGAACTCAGTACCAAGTATCTGGATATCGTGACGGCCAAAGCCCGTTCAGCAGGTTCGTGGAGGGGGATTTCGCCCGTCGATTTGATGTGGTATGCCAAGGCAGGCAACGAAGAAATGAAGGTCGAAGCCTACGGCTGCAAGCTGATCGTCAGCGATATTCTGGATGTTGATCCGAAAGGCGGTAGCGTCATGACCCATAAAGTGAAATTTGTGGTGACCAGCCCCGACTTTGTGCGCATCAATGGTATTCCCTATCTGGAAGCAGAACTGACACAAAGCCTGATTGGGTAAGGAAGGGCGTTCATGGAAGAACATGAAAAAACCTTTGTCACGCTGGTGCTATTGGGGGCACTGATTGCGTTAGGCAAAATGCTGACAGGCAACGAACCTCTCACCTTACGGCTGTTTGTTGGCCGTATCATTCTGGGGTCGGCGGTGTCGGTCATGGCGGGGGCGTTGCTGATTTGGTGGCCGGGCATCAGCCCGGTAGCCGTGACCGGGATTGGCAGCGCAATGGGGATTGCCGGATACCAGTTAATTGAGGTCTGGTTACGCAAGCGCGGCAGCGCTTGGTTAACAGGGAAGTTAAAGAAATGACACTGAGTGAAAAACAACAATTATTTTCTGTCCTGATTGCCCAACTGATTTTATGGGCAGATGAGCACGGATATCGGGTCACATTCGGGGAAGCTTACCGCACACCGGAGCAGGCCGCACTGAACGCGAAAAAAGGAACCGGTATCCGCAATAGCCTGCATAGCCAACGTTTGGCGGTAGACCTCAATTTATTTATTCAGGGCACGTATCAGACAAGCAGTGAAGCGTACTTGCCGTTGGGCGAATATTGGGAATCTCTCGGCGGCACATGGGGCGGGCGTTTCTCCCGTCCTGATGGTAATCATTTTTCACTGGCGCATAACGGGGTGAAATGATGCCCAAGGCACGGATGCTCTATTTTTTCGTTGTGGCACTGGCGTTCGGCGCAGGTTAGCGCGTTAATCACTATTACCGTGACAGTCTGGAATTGAATATCACTCGGACGGCGGCGGAAACCGGGGCAAAAATCCGGCAGGAACTGCACGCCATTTCCAGCGCCTCTGCCCGACAATTGGAAGAAAAACTGGAAGGGATCGCCCATGCCGCCCCAAGAGAAATTCGTACTGAAGTGGTTAAGCCTGTTTTTACTGCTGTGTGCGTTAGCCCTGAGTTTGTCAGGATGTACAACGAGACCGCCGACAGTATTGAGCGAACATTATCAGGAAAACTTACTGACAAAATGTCAGGGCACATTACCGAAACTGACCGGAACGACCGGAAATAATCTGGCCAATGTATTAATTGAGAGTTCTGCCTTATATGGACATTGTGCCGCCCGGCATAATCAATTGGTGGATGAAATAAATAAACGAAAGGAAATAACCCATGAGCAAAGAAAATAAAATGATTACGTTAATTATCGGTGAAACAGAAATTAACTTTGAGCCGAATATGGTTGCCTATAACAGCATGATTAATGATATGGCAATGGATAATAAGATTGTGCCCATTGTTTCTTATTTACGTCGTATTGTTCAGCCTGCGTCTAAAGCAGCACTGGATGAACTCTTGCTTATCCCCGGCGCAGCCATGCAGATTGTGGAAAAGGTTAATTCGGAATATGCGCCCAAACTGGATATTGAAATAAAAAACTAAATGCACGGGTTAAGGCGATTGAGAATAGTTTATTTGAACACGCCTTAATATTACGCCGTCATTATTTACCGAATGAAAAAGATAATACGGAAAGTTTAGCCCGTGCTATTTGGCTGGATAATCGTTATTGGGAAAATACGCGCATTGCAACCGCCAATGGTATTGCCTTGGCCTTAAAGGGTGAATGATGGGACAGTTAGATTTTACATTGAGTTTAATCGACAAACTGACACAACCGCTGGCGGGGGCAAAAGCGGCAGTCTCTGGTTTTGCCCAGTCTTCACAGGATGCCTTTGGCAAACTGGCGGTTGGCGGCGCAGGATTGGCCGCCTCGTTCTGGTCAATCAAGGGCTTTCTTGATCCGGCGATTGAGATGGATGACGCCCTGAAATCCGCCTCATTACAGGGCATTGATAGCGGTGTCATGGCGAAAGTCGCTAAAGACGCTATGACCTTTAGCTCACAGTATGGCAAATCGTCGGTTGAGTTTGTGCAGTCGGCATCGGAAATCAGCAAGGCGGTTAACGGGCTGTCACAAAGCGACCTGCCCCAGATGACCCAGATTGCTAACACCACCGCCGCCGCTCTGAAATCCAGCGCAACCGATACGGCCAGTTATATGGGGAAAATGTTTGCGCAGTTTTCCAGCCATGCCAAAGAGGTGGGGCATCTCCAGTTTGCCGAGGAACTGGCAGATAAAGCCGTGGTGATGTCGAAGACCTTCGGCACGTCCATGACAGAAATTGCCGACCTGATGGAAGGTGCCCGCGCCGCCGGGACAAACTTTGGCGTAGGGATAGATGAACAGTTGGCTGTGCTGGGCGAGTTACAACGCTCACTGGGCACGGAATCCAGCGGGGCGTATGAGTCATTTTTAACGGGCGCGGTCAGCGGGGCTAAGACGCTGGGCTTAAGTTTTGTGAATGCGTCCGGACAGATGTTGTCCATGCCGGACATGCTGGAAAAGTTACAGGCTAAATACGGCAAGAGCATTGAAGGCAACCTTAAGGCGCAGGCTGAAATTGAAGCGGCCTTTGGGGATTCGGCCGTGGTGGTCAAACAGCTTTACGGTAATGTCGATGTGCTGCGCAAGAACATGACTTCATTGGGCGCGAATGATGGCATGAAGCGGACTCGCGACATGGCCGCACAGATGGCCAACCCGTGGGAACGGCTGCAAGCTATTTGGCAGAATATTCGGATTGCGGTTGGCTCAACCTTGTTGCCGGTGATCTCTTCACTGGTCAATCGGCTCGCCAATGCCAGTCAATTACTGGTGCGCTGGCTGAAACTGTTTCCCAATATCGCCCGTTGGGTCGGCTATATTACGGTGGGTATTCTGAGTTTTGCTGCCGCAGGGGCGGCGGCCAATATCGTGATGGGGGTGTCTAAATTTATCTGGCTGGGTCTTAAGGGGATTTGGGTCGCCTGTACGCTGGTCATGAAACTGTGGACGGCAGCAGTATGGATTTGTAATGGTGCCATTATTGTCTGGAATACCACATTACGCGTGTTACGCGGGGTCTTACTGGCGGTCAGGATTGCGGCTTTTTTAGCGGGTATTTCGTTCAGCTTTATGACGTGGCCGATCTTGCTGATTATTGCGGCTATTGCGTTGCTGGCTATTGGCATTTATCTACTTATCAAGCATTGGGATACCATCAAAGCGGCCATCATGAACACCACGGCCTTTAAGGTAGTGGCGGCTTATGTGAAATGGGTCGGCGGGATATTCAGTGCGGTCTGGGACTGGATTGCCGAGGGCTGGAATAACCTGTGCAACTGGTTCAGCAGTTTTTCACTGGCGGACACCTTTTCCGGCATGGTTGACGGCCTCAGTAATATCTTCGGCGGTTTATGGGATTGGCTGAAAGGATCGTTCAGCGATACCTATAACTGGATTGTCGATAAATTAAATTACCTTCCGGGCATCAATATTGAAACCCAGACCATTGAAAAGACGGTGACTGAACCGATGGGAAAAGCGACAGCACCCACGGTGGGGATGGGGGAAAATACCCAGAAACTTATCGCCCAGCCTCATGGCCTCTTGCAGGGACAACCTCAAGCGAGGATACAGCCTGTAAAAGCCATTAAGCCGCCAGAAACGGAAGGCGTATTAACGGGCGGGAAAAAGCAGGGGATTGGCAAGCAGGGTCTGATGAAAGAAGTGACCACGAATTCACAGACCCTCACGGATAACAGCCGCCGCTTTGAAAATGTGACATTCAATGTCGCCAACGGCATGACGCCGGAACAATTAACGGAATGGGAGCATGTGGCTTATGGATGAGCCTAAATACATTGATTTATTGATCACCGAGGGCAGCTTCACGCTGAACTCAGGGAATGAGCCGCGATTTTGCCATAACCGCATTTCCATTGGTCAGGACTGTGTGCATGCCATTATGGAAAGCGGGCTGGCTACGGAGCTTGTTGCCGAACGCAGCCCGACACTGCGCGCGGATATTCGTACCCAGATAGAGATTCTGGTCGAAGACGACGACAGAATTATTCCGGGCACGGTCATCATTAACGAAGAAACGCCGACCCAGTTATGGATCACGGCTGAGACGTATGATTTTGGCCGCCTGAATGTGAGTGTGGGACATGGAAACTAAACCGACGATTGATTACGAGAAAGTGCTGCGTGATAGCGGGATGCCGACCACGGAAACCGACATCAGCGCCGCGTTCGCCACCGTCGTGGATGAAGCCGGGCTGATTACCAACACGTCTCGGATGTCCCCGTTCTGGCGGTTGATTAACACGATTGTGACGCGGCCTGTGTTATGGCTGAAAGAGGCGCTAATCAACGTGACGTTAAAAAATATGTATCTGGCGACCGCAGCGGGGGCATGGCTGGATATGTTCGCATGGGGCGTCAACCTGAAACGCAAGCCTGCAACAGCGGCACAGGGGGTTATTCGCTTCTATAAAGCCGCAGGTGCATCGGCGGTGACGGTGCCTGCCGGAACGGTTATCCAGACTGAGCGCATTAATGGCGAAATCTATCGTGTCAGCACCACAGAAAGCGGGGTTATGGCGGAAGGCGTTACCCGTGCTTTACTTCCGGTAACCGCCGATGCTACAGGGGGCGCCTTTAATCTGGCTCCGGGCTATTTTCGCCTCCTGCCCGTGGCCGTGTCCGGTATTGAACGGGTACAAAATGAGGAAGGCTGGCTGTTAACGCCCGGCGCGGATGCTGAAAGTGATGATGATTTGCGCGACCGTTGCCGCAACCAATATAACTTGGTGGGGCATTATCACACGGACGCGGTTTATCGGGGGATGATTGCCACTGTTGCAGGCTTGAGCATTGATCGTATTTTCTTCCTGCATGACGCGCCCCGTGGTGCGGGAACCGCCAACGCGTATTTGTTGCTGGATTCGGGCGTCATCAGCCAGCCGTTTATTGAGGCGGTGAACGATTACATCACCAATCAGGGGCATCATGGGCACGGGGATGATATGCAGTGCCTGCCGATGCCGGAAACCCATCATGTGCTGACCGTGACACTCTTTGTCGGGCACTTGGCGAACTACAGTCAGGAACAGATAGCCCGGCTGAAAACAGACGTGGGCAACCTTATCCGCTGCGCCTTTCGGGAAAACACTGATTATCCAGTGAAGAAAACATGGCCGTACTCGCGTTTTTCTTTTTCCAACTTGGGACGCGAGATACACCGCGAATTCAGCGAGATTGAATCTCTGACTTTTTCATTGGGTGACATCCTCAGTGAGTTGAGTGTGCCACGGCTGCAATCGCTGTCAGTGGAGGTGAAGGATGTCTGAATTCAGGGAACGCCTGAAACGGCTGGCGCTGCCCTCATGGATGGATAAGGGGGAGCCTGCCAAGCTGCTCCGTGCGGCGCGGGCATTCTGGCTAAGTGTCTATGACTGGCTGACATGGCCGTTGGCACAACTGGACGCGGAAACCTGTGCAGCGGCGCTCTTGTCGGTGCTGGCGTACCAGCGGGATATCCAGCGCTTTAACGGCGAACCGCTGCCGTTGTTTCGTAAGCGGGTGAAATACGCCTTTATCAATGCCAGAGACGCAGGCAGCATCGCGGGCTTCATTGCCATCTTTGAGCGTCTGGGCGTGGGCTATGTCGAATTGCTGGAGCGCCAGCCGGAGATAGACTGGGATGTGATTATCCTGCGGGTCAGCGACAGCCAGATAGCCGCCAACCCAGATTTGCTGATGAACATCATCCGTCAGTATGGCCGTACCTGCCGCCGCTACCGTTTTGAAGTGATTGCCAAAAATCAATTGTTGATGCGTGTGGGCAGCGTGGGCGCAGAGTATGGCTGTTATTACGCCGCCATGCCGATCCAGCCGCTTTTGTTAAGCGTGGGTCACATTTCGGGCGAATCCGTTTGTGATAATGCCCGCTTACAGGAAAATAGCGCACCGAATATCACCTACGGTGCTTCATTATAAGGAAATAGAAAGATGTCCTCAGTCATTACCTTGGACTTTGAAAAATGGAAGGCGCAGCAGACCGCAGCGGGAAACCCGGTGATGCTGGACGAATTTGTCTTTGCTTATGTGCCGGATTTAGATCCGTCTCAGGGTATTAACCGCGATGAAAAATTGCCTGCCGACAATCATATTGTGCACCGTCAGGCTGTCAACAAAACAGGGCTAGCCAGTGAGAACGCCGTCGCCTACAGCGTCACGCTGGGAACGGAAGTCGGTCACTTTGACTTTAACTGGATTGGTTTGCTGAATAAGGCCTCTGGCATTATTGGTATGATCACCCATGCACCTACCCAGAAGAAAATCAAAACCGCCAACGGGTTACAGGGCAATGTCCTGACCCGCTCTTTCTTACTCGAATTCGCCGGAGCCGCCAAAGAAACCGCCATCACGACCACAGCGGAAACGTGGCAGATTGATTTTACCGCGCGTTTGTCGGGTATCGATGAGATGCAGCGCCTGATGAATACCGACAGTTACGGCGAAGCGGCGTTTTTCAGCGATGGCTTTGCGGTGATCCGCAGTGGTGAGCAGTACACGGTAAAAAAAGGGCTGGCCTATGTGGGCGGGCTGCGTGGGGGGCTGGAATTTGACCAGACCTTGAACTACCTGCGCAATACCCGAGTGTATGCGGATTTTAGTTATCAGGGGAATTTGGTGAGTCAGTGGGAAACCGCTGTGAAAATTACCGCCGCGAATGACTTAAAAAACTATGTTGATGCGGCGGGGTATCTGCATTATGTCTTTGCGATTGCCCGTATTGATGGCGACGGTAATGTTACCGATTTGCGTCCTAAAGGCACATTGAGCGACCGTGATATAGCTAAGATGAAACAGGAATATGCCACAAAACAAATACTGGAAAATGGCCTAAATGAAAGGCAACCGAGAGGTGATTATTCAACCAATTCAGCACTATCATCTGTGAATAAGAATGCTAATAATCGTCTCGAAAAAACTAAAAACGGCGCGGATATTCACAGCAAATCTGAATTTGTGAAAAATCTGGGTTTAACGGAATTGGTTTACCGGACAATAGGGAATGGATCGAATCAGATCCCCGACATGTCATTTTTCGGCGGTGGTCAGGGTTGGTTTAAAATGCCTGACGGCCGGATTATTCAATACGGCTATACGCAATCAGATCCGCGCGAACCTAAAATAATAAATTTTTCCACGCCATTCCCAACGCAGTGCTTCGGCGTTACTAGCTCTGGAACCGATCATAACGCTGCTAACATAAGCGGCTGTGGCGGTATTGATAGATTCGGATTTTATTTATCGGCCTGGCATGTTGACTCAGAAACTACCAACAGAATCGTAACTATCAATAGAACCGCAACACATATCAGCTGGATTGCTGTAGGAATATAGGATACTGATTATGAATTATTACTATTATAGCCCCACGCAAAATGCATTCTATCCGTATGCACTGAAACGGGATTATGTTAATGCCGGTTCATGGCCAGATGCGGGTATTAATGTTGATGAGGCTGTTTTTGAAAAATACACGGCAACGCCGCCAATGGGTAAAATGCGCGTAGCCGGTGCTGATGGTTTGCCCACGTGGGGAGATATTCCGCCAGTACCACCCCCAACACCAGAGGCGCTACAGCAACAGGCAGAATCTGTGAAACAGCAATTATTGAGAGTAGCTACCGAAAAAATCGATATTTGTCAGGACGCCGTTGATTTAGGTATGGCCACCGACGCCGAGAAATCTACCTTAACCGAATGGCGCAAATACCGCGTGCTACTCAATCGGGTGAATTGTACTACCGCATCCGATATCTACTGGCCGGAGCAACCCGAATAATGCACTGGCAGCGTAAAACCTTGCAACTGTCCCCGAATTTATCGGGGATATCGGCCGCCATCGTGCCCGTACACCCCTTTATCTACGGTGTAGGGCAGCTGGCCGACAGCGGCAGTTATTTAAGTCCGACCAACGCCATTCATTACCTGTCAAATAAACTGACGGGCGCAGGGAACCTGAACGCCATTGTTCTGATGATCTGCGCAAAGACCCATGATGCATTTATGCAGAACCTGACTCAATTTTCATCGGTGTTACCGTTGCCCGTCTTTTCTCAGGTCACGCGTATGGCAAAAACAGCCGAAAGTCTGGCCATCACCAAAATGCAATTGCCGGGCAAACAAGGTGGCGGGTTACCGCTGCCTCAGCCGCTGTCAACATCGACCAGCCGCTTGGCCGTCAATGCACAACTAATAGAGCAGGCCAAGGCACAGGCCAGCGTGGGCAGCAGCTTGGCAGGATTGAAATCACAGTTAAGCGGATTTGCCACGGCAAGACAAAACGCCTTGCAGCAAGTCAGCGATACCCTGAACGGGATCAAGGATAAATCGGCCAGCGTCTGGACGTTCTCCGGGAAAGGGAACTGCGTATTGTTGGCCGAAAAGATGCGCAAGGATATCCCCGAACCGGATGCCGTTTACACATTGGCCACGTTATTTGTCGGGGATGACATCAGCCCGTTAGAAAGGATGCTATCGCATGAGCCAGATTATCACCCTCGCCCTTGATGGCGAGGCCATCCCGTTAAAAAGCCTGACCGTGACCCCTTCCATGATGTTTCAGGATGCTGACCAAAGCGGCCAGTCGTCCAGCACGGCGGTGGCAGAGCAGGGCATTAAACCGAAAGAATTGCGCATCACGGGGATTATTCCCTTTACCGAACAGAAGACCTTTGCCCGGCTGTTTGCTCTGGCGGAAGCCAAAGAGAACGGCAACCTGAAACGCTACCGCGTCGCCAACCTGACCGCACAGGCCATTAACTTTCGCATCGGGACATTCACCAGTACCCTTGATGCCAGTAAGGTAGACGGTAAACAGGCCTGGCAGGTCACATTTACCTTGCGGGAACATTTGTCGGTGTCGGAAAAACGCGATGCCCGCGCAGTCGGCACCATTCAGGCCAAGAAACAGACAAGGCAGGGAGCCGGAGCCGCCAAGGAAGAACCCGAACAGTTAAGCTGGTTTGAGCGTGAGGTCTTAAAGCCGATTAATGACAAAATAGGGGCAGCCGATGAAACCCCTTAACCGATTGTCGTTATCCGGTGATGAAGTTCATTTGGTCGATGCCAATCTCATGCTGGAACTGTCATCCTGTGGCCGGGGGTTTATCACGGCAGAGACGGGCACCGATTACACCGGAAAACTGGTGAGGCTGGATGTCGGTTACACCGATTTAATATTACGCTGGTTTACGGGCTATGTGGAGCGCTCGCAGCCTGCCCAGAACGGCTATCAACGCCTGTTTGTGCGTGAGCTGGTCGGCGTGTTTGACCGATTGTGGCCATGCTCTTTTCAGCATCCGACCTTGCGCCAGATGACGGACTGGTTGCAGGCGCATAGCGGCTTGACGTTCACCTTACCGGAGGCGCCTTATACGGATAAGCCTGTCCCGCATTACACGCATAATGGCACGGGCTATCAGCTATTGGCGAGTCTGGGACAGGTTTTTTCCATTGAAGACTACATCTGGCATCAGTTGCCGGATGGGGCGGTTTATCTGGGCAGTTGGGCACATTCGATGTTTGCCGGAAAGCCCGTCATGATCCCGAATGAATTCAGCCAACATCAGTCCGCAGGCAATGCCACGACCCTGCCTATGATCCAATCCCTGCGCCCCGGCGTGGTGGTTAATCAGCAGCGGCTGAACAAGGTCAACCTGAACAATGAAAACATGGTCATTACATGGGAAGCCATCAACAAACTGACAGGCCAGCCGGAAAGCAAAACGCCGATGCAGCGCCAGATTGACGCCGCTTACCCCGAATTATCGGCCGGGCTACATTTGCCCCAATTCGCCCGTATTGAAGCACACACCGAAAACACGGCCAGCGGCGATATCTCCGATCCCTTCCGGCCGCGCTATGCCGTTGATGTGCAATTGCTGGATGATGACGGAAGAGACGCCGCCGCCCCTGTTTACCGTGCCGTTCCGCTGCCCCTGCCGATGGCGGGCGGTGAGTCGGGCATGTTTCAGTATCCGCCCATCGGTACGCGGGTTGAGATTGCTTTCGAAGGTGGACGGCCGGACAAGCCGTTTATCCGTCAAACGTTGAGTCAGGGCAACACCCTGCCCGATATCAAGCCCGGTGAACAATTGCAGCAACAGCGGGCGGAAGTCTCGCAGCGGGTGACGCAGGAGGGGAGCTGGATTAGGCAGACTGACCAGACCATTAATGAATCGTCCATGCACCGTGAAGTCAGGGCAGACACGGAAACTCGCACCGTCGTTGAACGGGAAACCACGGTACAGGCCACGGATAAAACTACGGTCTTGGGAACGTCTACCTTACTGGCGGGCGCTATCCAGCAGGTGACAGACGGCGACCACAGTCTGGCCTCATCGAACTACCTCGCCAGCGTGGGGAAAGATGCCACGATCGACGTCGGCCAGAAACTGATTGAGAAAATCGGTTTGCTTAAGCAGAGCATTGCCGGAGTCAAGCAAGAAATAGTCGCGCCCGTGGTGTGGG